GATTTCTTCATCGTAACGATTCTGAGTTGCAGTCAATTCGGCTGATAAATTCTGCTGATAAAGGTTGAATGCGCCATCCGTAATGGATGCAATTTGAGCGACTACTTGAGCAGCAACTTCGGCTCTCTGAGCAGCGGTTTCCTTATCAATCGCAACCAACTCTGCGCCCAATTCCTTGTTCTTGGCAATGAGTTCTGCATTCTGCGTATCTACGGCATTCATGGCCTCCTCATTGCCCTCATACATGAACTTTTCGTTGATGGCGATGACCTCATTGTTGGTTGCAATCTCATTCTCAATCAACAATCTGCGCTTTTTCTGCTCGTTCTCCTCGGTTGCTTGAATCTCCGAATCACGAATTGCTTTCCGGGATTCTGCCGATTTCAATTCCAAATTGTATTGCTCATCGACCAACTTCGCCTCGGCTGCTGCTTGCTTGCCCAACTCCTTGATGCGAATGTCAATTCCGGCAGTTGGAATCGCTCCTTGTACTGCGCCAAGTTGCGCTTGCTCCACGGCTTTCCCCTTGGTGAAATCCGGTGCTAACTTCGGCTCTTTCGCTGCGTACTTCTCCCGGAGTGCAATCGAGTCTTGGAGATACTTTTCCTCAATCCGGAGCAATTCAACGGCCTTGGTTGCTGCATCCTTCTTGGATGCCTCAAGTTCAATCTGAGCGACTTTCTTCTGCTCCTCAATGCGATTCATCTCGGCATCGAAGTCCTTCTTGACTTGCGCCAATCGCTCTCTCTCGGCTGCTTCGGCTTTGGCTTTTGCTGCCTTGGCCTCCTTGGCTGCATTGCCCTTGGCTGCATCATCTTGAATCTTCTGCCGGAGAGCGACCGCCTCCTTCTCTCGCTTCACCTCGGTCATCAGCACATTTCTCCGAATAATCGCATACTCGTATTCTTGCTGCACTCGTGGGTCGGTCTTGGCATAGGTTGTGGCTGCGTTCTTGAGCGCATCAAATGATTCGGTTGTGTTCTTCAATGCTCTCCTTGCAGCATCGGCACGAGTGACCTCTTCGGCCTTAATGCCTCGCTCCGTGGCGATTTGGAGTTGCATCTGCGAGAGTTCGAGTTCCGCATTGTACTTGATGTTGTCCTTGATGCGCTGCTTCTGTTTGTCCGAGTATGCTTGACTGCTCAATGTGGCCTTGTCGAATAGGTCTCCGGCTTTGTCATCCCAAAAATTAAGAGAATCAAACATATACTTGAGCAATGGCGAAATCACTCCGGATGCAGTTTTGGCATTGCCCTTGACCTTGTTGAAGAATCGCTCCATCGATGCGCCAAGGGAGTCGCTCATCTGAACCATCTGAGGCCCAAATGTCTGCTCTAACTGCATTGCAAGCAGAGGCAACACATCCTTTGCCATCACATTGCCGGAGGAAATCATTTTGCCGAGTTCTGCCTCGGTCACACCGACTGCCTTGGCAGTCAATGCGAATGCACCGGGAATGCGCTCGGACAATTGACCTCGCAATTCTTCTGCTTGCAAAACACCTTTTGAGAGCGATTGCTGCAATGCTCTGAATGCGCCATCCATCTGCTCCGCAGACAATCCCATCGCCCTTGAGGCAACCACCACGGCCTTGAATTGTTGATTAGTTTGGTCAAGCGATTGTCCGGCCAATGTCGCTGCCGTTGCGAAATCCTTGTAGGAACTTGCTGCCGTGTCAAACGAGACTCCGAAGTTGTTTGCCAAACTTCTGAGTTCATCGATTTGCCGTGCTGCTGCATCCGATGACCCGGTGAGGAATGTGAATTGGGCATTCAGTGAATCGACTTGTGCGCCCATTCTCGCCATGGCGATGGTGGTATCGTAAATCTGCTTCGCCAAAAATATTTTACCACCCAATCTAACCATCGAGGTCAGTTGGTCAATGAGGTCTCCCTTGCCTCCTCCGGCTGCTGCCATGGTCGGCATCTTAATCGTGCCGAGTTGCCGTTGGAATGCTGCTGCTGCTGCTTGGTTCTTCCGCAGTTGCGCCTCGACACCGGAGAATCCGGCTGCTGCTTTATTTCCGGCCGTGACCGCTGCTGCTCCGGCTTCCTTGAGTGAATTGGTGAATGCCCGAACTTGCGATTGCGACTTGCCAATCGCTGCGCCAAACTTGATTGCTCCGGAGGTTGCCGGGCCGAGGCCCGCCCCGGCATCTGTTCCCGTGCCTCTGAGATTCTCTTGAAATTTATCGAGTGCTGCGTTGGCTGCTTTTTCTTCTGCCGTGAGTTTGTCGAATGCCTCGGTTGCCTTGGCTAATTCAGAGGAATCGACAACATATTTGATTTTAACCTCATTCAACATGGGGATTTGCGTTTTCGCAAAAGTAAAGAAAAAAGGTCGGCAATTACCGACCCATTATTTCCCGATTTTGCGATTCGCCTCCCGGAGTCTTGCATTCTCCTTTTTCAACTCGTTGAGCCATGTTGAGTAGGTGAGATAATATTCGTAAATTGGTTTTTCGACCAAGCATTTAATGCGGATTGGGTCTCCATCTCCAAACGCATAGATTTCACCAAATCGTCTTCTAAACTCCCGGTGGACATAAGTGAAGTAATATGAGTTATTGTGTTCATCATTCTTCTGCTTTCGGCCTCCAAAAAGGTCTGAGAATTCTTGTCCAATTCTTGTAAAGAGGGCATGAATTCGTTGTCCGGCAACTTCAAAAAAAAACCGGGAATGTCATTGTGCTGCATCCAATGCTTCATCTTCTCGGCATTGTATGGGTACTGATAATCGAGAGGATTCTCGGCTTCATCGAAGTAAAGAACCGAGGCCAACTTAAATGTTCGGGTAAATGAGAATGACATCGAGAGTTGCTCTTTGAGTCGGTTCGCCAATATGCCAATCTCGTACAACTTCTTTTCGGTCGGAGTCTTCTGCGAAATCACGAGTTGAATCAGCGACTCATTCCATGCTTGCAGAACTGCCGGAGTGATTTGCCATAGTTCCTCCGTGATAATGTCTCTCGCTGCGATTGCTCTCTGAAACGGGATGTTCACATCTGCCGAAAACCGAAAGTAATTGATGCCTCCGGATGTGAATGCATACTCGATTTGGTCATGTCGCTCCTTCGGTGCGATGCCGTTGTACTTCGGCACTCCGGGCATTGCCGGAGGAATCGGAGTTACCACTCGATTGTCTCCACCGGAGGAATCAGTTTTCGGATTACGAAAAAATTTAGACCTAAAAAAAGAAAGCATAAAAGGAACGGGGAATCAAATCCAAAAATGGAGATTGCAAGATACTGCCATCCGGCAGAGCAGTATGGGCATTCACCCAATGGTTTCGCCAAGTTCTCCGGGAGTCTCTGCAATTGGGAGAGATACCAATGCCCAACCGGATGGTCTTCCATCAAATAGTTCAAGAAGTAAGACAACATTGCGCTCATTGTCGCAATCGTTGCTTGGCATAATAATGCAACAACCTCTGCGTTTTCCACCACAAGATGCGAGATATTCATGATTCTCCATTTTTAGTAAGTAATTACGAATTGAGTTTGAGATGATGTTCCAACCATAACTTCGAAAATCACGGAGGTCACCGGACTGCCGGATGGTTGCAATTCAATGATTTGATTGGTCTCGATGTCAATGAGAAACACCTCGTAAATAGGTGAGCCATATCCATTGATGAATCCCTCCGGAAAGTCATCATCAAGCAAGTCGATGGTCGCATAACCGAATGCAACATCCACAAGAACCTCAACGGCAACACCGCCCTTATAAATTTTTACAAAAACCGAATCCTCGGTATAGTTCTCCGGAACTTTGATTTTCAATTCCAACGGGCATCCGATGAACTTGTCACAGATGCGATAACTATTCTTGCAGCAGTTTTCCATCGAATTTCGATAAGTTGTAATCCCCGGCAATTTCGGAAAAATTCCCGAAAGAAAAATATCGCCAACAATCGAGCGCATGAGACTTGTCCGGATTCTTGGTTTTCCACGGGTCGAGACTTAGCCTCCGGTCAATCTTGGCTTCCTTGAGGTCGATAATAAGGTCACGGCAATTGGCCCGGCTGATTTGAACCCGGCACTTCGAGAACACCAATGTGTCCACGATTCTCGTGTTCAGATGACTCGGTGCAGAGCGCATGATTGCCATGACATTGTCCGGCAAATTCATGTAGTTCACGATAAGTTGGTATGCGCTGATGTTGCCTCTCGTGGTTGCGCTCCGGGAGTTTCCGGCCGGGTCTCCGTGGATGATAAATCGCTTGCCGGGATAATCGGCTCGAATGGTATCGCAGAGGTCACCGAGGTCACCGATGCGATACACCTTGAGAACATTGATGGTTGCGTAGTATTGATGCCCCGGCTGATTCTTGGAGTATTGCGCCACAATGCAAGTGTTGGTGACATTGAAGTCGAACGAGAGATGGATGTTGAACGATGGATGCGCCTTGATGTCTCCATCGACCACATGGAGTTTCTCATCGAAGTTCTTGGCATATAAATTTTCCCTATCCCACACACCCCAATTGCCGTTGGCATAGACATCCCAATAAGTATAATCGATTTCCCGTAGTGCCTCCATTCGCACCGGGTACTCGGCATCAAGAAACTGCAACGAGTCTCGGTATGTCGAATGAGCGATGAGAATCTTGTCTCGCTCCAAGTCGGGAGGATGGTCGAAGAATCGCTCCTTTATCCAATGCGAATCGCTGACCGGGTTAAATGTCAAGAAGAATCGTTTCGGATGCTTGCTCAGACCACGGAGTCGCAGAGTGATTTGAATGTAGTCATCCTTGGTGAATTCGGTCGCTTCTTCCATCCAAATATATTTCGCTTGCGTGAGCGACTTGAGTTTCTCCGGATTATCGACTCCCATCATGATGATGCGATTTGTGCCATACCTAATCTCGAACAATCCATCCAAGCATCGCACGAGACCATCCAATCCCCACTCGCTTATCTTGTTTTTGAAATCGCCATACACCGAGTTCCGGATTGTCGCTGCGACCTTCCGGAGAACCACGAATGTCTGATGGTCATTCTCGACATCATCGAGAATTTGAGCAAGGAAGAACTGAATCATGGTTTGCGACTTCCCCGACCCCGCACCACCATAAAGCAAGTTGTGAATCCTCGGTCGAGTTATCGCACCGAGATACTTCGTGTTCCACAATCGTGGGTTGCTGATGTCAATGACTGCCACGAATCAATCCTCGCTCTCCTCCTCCTCTCCCGGTGGTTTCGGCATTATCACCACATTGGTGCTGCCGGACAATTCGATGTTCTCCTTGGCCTTTCCGTATGCTCGGTCAATGATGAATTCGGCAGCACGGACATCGCCCTTGATGGCCTTGTTCCGCATTGCCATCATGATGGCCTCGGCTGCGCTCTTGCCGTTCTGAATGTCTCCGAGTACCGACTCCATGATGGTTTTCATCGATGGCAGTTTCGGCCTCCCTTTCGGGTTGCCGGATTCGCCTTTCTTCCATCTGTTACCCTTTCCACGAATACTTTCGGGGTTAGCCATAAATCGTTTGTTAAACCTTTGTTTATCTCTGACTAATTTTTGCCGGGATTCCGAACCCGGATAATGCTTGAGCAATTAGCGAGTGCGACCTCTGCGCTTCCTCCTCTGAATTGAACTGAATGATGAGTGATGTGCCGGAGTTGGCCTCGAAGTTATTGCTCTCCTCCTCCTCCGGTTGCTCCTCGCTCTGCCATACATTCATTCCCCATTCCTTGAGTTCTTCTTCATCCCAATTGTTGCCGAGGTCATCCCAATTCCATGAACCATGGCTGAGATTGTCCTTGATGATAAACTCTCGCTGCTTCTCCTCGCTCCAATTGACTTGAATCACCGGGCAGTCCTTCCATCCGGCCTCCTTCATCGCTCGGAATCGCATATTGCCTCCGAGGATTATGTTGTCTTGATTGATGACAATCGGCCGGACATCGGCCATTTCCGGGAAGTCCTTGAGCGATTTCACGAGTTTGTGAAACTCATCATCCTTGATGATGCGAGGGTTGCCCGGATTTGGTTTTATCCGATAAATCGGCCAAGTCATAAATTGAATCTCCTCGTTTAACATCCTTCCTCCCGGATGATTTGTTTCAACTGCTCCTTCTGATGCTCTCTCATCTCGATGAAGTCGGCCATGAGTTGCCGGAGTTTATCGGCTGCCTTAAATTCTTGCCCACAAGCAAGCAACCATCGGTCATTGAATTCACGAGTCACTTGAACGGAGACCTTCGTATATTCGACAAACTCTCGTGGCTCTCGTGGCATTGTTTACTCGACTGAATCGATGAGGATTGAATCTCCGGAAATGGATGTGGAATCACTCATTCCGGATTTCACCAATTCCAATTCGTTGAAGAATTCTCCAATTCGTTGGTCTTGATTTGAATCAATGGCAATTTGTTTTTGATGAATCAGAACGATGACTGCGGTGAGCAGAATCGTGATGATTCGGTCGAGAGTGATATGCTTCATGATTTCTTCTTTTTGGCTGCTTTCTTGGCTTCTCTTGCTACGGAGAGAGCGATTGCGACTGCTTGCTTCTGCGGTCTCCCGGCTTTCATCTCGGTTGAGATGTTCTTGGAGATGGTCTTTTTGGAATATCCTTTTTTGAGAGGCATGGCGATTTGATTTTTTACAAAAGTAGAAAAAAACCAAAACAAAAAAGTCGGCCAAAAACCGACTCCTTTGAAATTCTAATTTGTTCAACTAAGCAATCCTTAAATGGCCCGGATGATTAGGTTTAGTCTCGGTTTTGCGTTTTCTTCAATCCATTTTTTTTCTTGAACTGCCTTACCATAGGCAACGAACGGCTTTCCCTTCCGGTCTCGTGCCGTGTAGAGTTCATCTGCCCCGGTCTCGGTGATTTTGAAAATTCCGAATCTCGCTCTCATATCCGGGATGAATAAGGTTCACGAATGATTTCCCATGTTCCGGCCGGAGTCAATCCCATGGGGATGTTCTTGACCTCGTTGTCATGGATGTCATATACGATGACCTCCTCGGCCTCGCTCTCTTCTGTGTCGAATCCGATGACCACGAAATGATTGGGGATGCCGGACTTGTTGCCGGACTTGGCTCTGAACTCCGTGCCGAACGGAACGGAGGAGTCGATGGTGATTTGCGTTTTTGCCATTTTTGAAAGTAGAAAAATAGGGAGGCATGGCCTCCCCGGTGAAACATTTACTTGATTAGGTAACGATAGTGAGGTCTTACGATTTCGCCCTCTGCGATGATGGTGAATGCTCTCACCTTCTTGATTCCATCGGTGATGGTGCATTCGAAATTCACACCTTGAAATCCGGCAATCACTTGGATTGACTCGGTGTTGAGTTCTTTTGACTCTACACGAGCAGCCAATTTCTCGATTGAATCAATGTAGTGATTTTCGGCATTATCAAGAGCCTTTACGATGAAAGCACCTTGTCCATTGCGAATTGTTTGGTATGCCTTGGCGCACATATTCAAGTATGTTTTGGCATCCTTGGTGTTGTGAAATCCACGAGGGAAATTGATATATCCATTCGCAGAAACTTCCGGAGTCAATCCGAAATATTCGCACCATTCGGTTTTTGTCCATTTATCGATTTGAGATTGGCGATTAAACTCTCTTTCTGCGTAGGCTTGAGTTTTTGCCATGAATGCTGCCTTGAATTCGGCAGTCTGAGCGATGAGGATGTTTTTTAGTGTTTCCATTTTTTTGCTGTTGGTTAGTGAGTGCAATGATATGGCGAGTTTCTGAAACTGCAAAATATTGATGCAAAAAAAATGAAATATTTTTTCCGGATACTTATATCCGCTTGAATTTCTTGGCCTTAGACTTGACCGATTTATTGCCAACACATCCCCATGCTTGGCGAGATAACTCGTTCGGGCATGGGGTTGTCTTGGACTTACATTTGGGAATCCCAACCGACCGGGTACAATAGGCATCGCCCTTTTTCGTGCCGGGAGCAATGGAATATCCCTTCGCCCCAAACTTGATGGTCTTGCCATTGATGGTGGTCTTGAACTTCTTCTCTGCCATGGTTTATCGGCCTTGGCCTCGTGATTGTTTTTTTCGAGCATCCTTCGGCCTCCGGGTCTTCCGGTGTTTTCCTTCTCTTCTCTTTCCGAATGTCACCTTCCGTGACCCGGTGGATGCCTTGGATTTCGCTGCCATGGTGCGAAGTTACTAATCTTTCATTTTTCTTATGACTTCATTTTTCGCCCGGAGATAAAACATCACCGCTTCGTAAAATTCAGCCATTGAACGATGCCTCCGGTTGTGGGGAGTCGATGCAACTTTATCGCACTTCTCTCGCTCTCGATTAGCCAATCGTTGCAGCGCAAGTAGGCAATCGCCCATTGTCATCATCTTGACCGGAGGTTCGGCAATATCACGAACAACCTTGTCTTTTGCATACTCTTCCCGGCTGATTTCGTATGCCTCCGGTTCAATCCATTTTTTTTCCATATTTTTCATCGTATAAGTTTATCAATTCATCCTTGTCGGCCATGGACATGAAATCCATTATCAACTTTCTCTTGGCTGTGTCAGCGATTAGTTTATGCAGCGCATTGTCCTTGAGTTCCTCCGTGAACACCAAGTTCTCTCCGTGCTGCTTGTAAAGGTCTTGGTAGGCATAGACTTGCTTCCGCTTGATTCGGTCTTGCAGAAATTCAATCGGTGGTGCTTGAGTCAGTTTGAATGCCTCCCGGAAGTAGTAGGCTCTGC